AGTCTAAAGACTGATATACAAACATGGGCTGAAAATACAGGAACTGATTTTACTAATCAATTAGATACTTTTATTGACAATACTTTTGATTCTTTATCAAGAGATATAGACCCTATTGGATTTAATGAAAATGTAACTACTACCGCAATAGCTGGAGATAGGTTTGTAAATCTTCCAACTTCTATTGAACCTATGTTATTTAATTATTTAACTATTACTGTAGGTTCTAATGTAAGTTATTTAGAATTAAAAACTTTAGCTTTTTGCCAAGAATATTGGCCTGATATATCATTACAAAATCAACCTAAATATTTTGCTAATTTTGATGATGATCGAGTATATTTAGCACCTACTCCAGATCAAAATTATACTTTAAAATTAGGATATCAAGGAAAAATTAATCCTTTATCTAATACTAATACTACTAATTGGTATACTGAAAATATTTCAGATGTTTTATTATTTGGTTGTTTAGCTCAAGCAAATCTCTTTACAAAGAACCTAGAAGATTATACTATATACACAAATTTGTATAATACAAGAGTTGCTACTGTTAACAATGAAGCCCGTAGAAGAAGAAGAACGGACTATAAATTTCCTGGTAGCCCTGTTGGTACAAACACATTAACTGGAGGACAATAATATGGCAATAACACAAGCGATAGCTACTGTATTCAAACAAGACTTAATGTCGCCTGGTGGAAACCTTGCAGCACTCACATTAAAATGTGCTTTGTATACGAATGCAGCAACTTTAAATGCAACAACTGCTGCTTATGCAACAGCAAATGAAATATCAGCATCTGGAACAAATTATACTACTGGTGGAAATGTATTAGCTAATGTAGCAATTTCTGTAGATGGAACTACTGCAATTTTTGATGCGGATAATGTTACATTTCCAAATGCAACAATTTCTGCTCAAGCAGCATTATTATATAATGCAAACAATGCAAATTCTGCAATTGCAATTCTAGATTTTGGAGGAATTAAAACTTCTACAAATGGAACTTTTGAATTACAGTTTCCAACTGCTAATGCAAGTGCTGGCTTAATCAGAATAGCATAAGGAGAAATTCCTTATGAGTGCTAGTGTAGGTTATGGTAGACTTGGTTGGAATGTAGGTGCGTGGAATACATCTCCCGATACAGCTGCCGTTATAACTGGTCAGCTAATTCAATCTGAATTAAATTTTGGTGAAGGTTGGGGTAGAGAATCATGGAGTGAAGGTGCCTGGAATAGTCCTATTGGATTAGTACTTGTAGGTACTGGTGCAATATTTTCTACTACTGGTCAACAAGCAACTATTTCTTTAGCTAATGTAATTACAACAGCAGCAACTATAAATTCTATTACTGGTCAACAAGCAACTATTTCTTTAGCTAATGTAACTACAACAGCTGATACTATAAATTCTATTACTGGTCAACAAGCAACAGGATCTATTGGAACATATTCAATAGCAGCTGACGGAACTATGACTGTTGTAGTTCCTGAATTTACAATAAATACTTCTTTAGGTACTATCACAACTGGAACTGCTAATACTATGGATATAGTTGGTCAAGGTTTAACATCTTCTTTATCTAATATTACAACAGATACTGAAAACTTTATTTCTATTACAGGAATGAATGCTAATGCTAATGTAAGTTCTGTAGTAATTTCTAGTTCAGGATTTTTCTCTATAACTGGTCAACAAATAACAATAGATTTAGCTACAATAATTCCTAATTCTAATAATAATATAAGTATGACTGGAATTCAAGCTAATGTAATACCAACAGATTTAAGATTTTGGGATCCAATAGCTGATGATAATACTGAAACTTGGACTAATATTTAGTGTACAAATCAATACAAATATATATTATTTACATAAATAAATTTATAAGGTATAAATAATTATGTCAGCTTATACAACCAGATTAAAATTAGAAAAACAAGTTTCAGGTGAAAACTCAGGTAACTGGGGAAATTTAGTAAATTATGTTTTAAATAGAATTGATAGTACAGTAAGAGGATATGTTGCTGTAAGTGTTGCAGGAACTGCTAATGTAACTTTAGTATCTAATACATCAACTACAAATACATCAGAAGGTGCTGATGATCAAGTTCACAATAAAGTTATAGAATTTACAGGAGCTTTAGGAGCATCTATTCATGTATTTACAGATGCTGTAGAAGGTGATTATACATTATTTAATAATACGAGTGGTTCATATACTTTAACTTTTGCTAATACTGGTCATGCTGCTAATGGTGTAGCTATTACTCAAGGTACTAAATCAATTGTATATACAAACGGCTCTACTATTTTTGATGTAGGTGCTGATCTAGGTGCTGTTGGAGTAAATTCTTTAACTTCAACTGGTAATGTAAATTTATTAGCTGCAAGTTCTTTAGTATTACAAGATAGTTCTGGTGGACAATTTGCTGCTTTAAAAGCAAGTGCAACTACAACAAGTTATACTTTAACTTTACCTGCAGCAACAGGAAGTGCAGATCAAGTTTTAACAACAAACGGTTCTGGAGTATTATCTTTTGTAGATAATTCAGGTGGAACAGCATGGCAGGCTGTTGCTACAAGTAATGCAACTGTTGTTTCTGGATATGGCTATCCAGTTAATACAACAAGTGGTGCAAAAACTTTAACTTTACCAAGTTCACCTGCTTTAGGAGATGAAATTTCTTTTGTTGATTATGCAGGAACTTTTGATACAAATAATTTAACTGTAGCAAGAAACAGTAAAAATATCCAAGGGGTAGCAGCAGATTTAACAGTAGCAACTGAAAGAGCAGGCTTTACTTTGGTATTCACAGACGGTACTCAAGGTTGGCTTCTAAAAGATAACTAGGGGTTAAATGAGTACATTTAAAGAAATCAGAGGAACGTTAATAAAATCGCTTTCATCAGATCCATCTCCGGCAGCGACTGGAGAGATGTGGTATAACTCAACTTCTCAAACATTAAAAGGCGTGCAAGGAGTTGGTGCCTGGTCAAGTGGTGGTAACTATCCAGCTCCTCTTCAAAGTGGTGCTGGTTTTGGAACACAAACTGCTGGAGTTGTGGCAGGTGGTACACCTCCATCAACAGCTGGTTTAAAAACTTTTGAATATGATGGTAGTTCTTGGACTGCAGGAAATGATATGGCAAGAACCCCAACTGGTTCTCCTTATCTATCTGGTTACACCGCAGGTGGTGGAACTTTAACTGCAGGGTGGGCGGCAGGTGGTGGTCACCCAACAACAAATGCTTTAACAGAAAATTATGACGGAACAACGTGGACTGCGTCTGCGGCTATGCCAGCAAATAGAAGAGGTGGAAATGTAAGTGGTCCACAAACTGCTGGATTATATTTTGCAGGAATTGCTCCAGGGGTACAGGCTTCAACTTATGAATATGATGGTGAAGGATGGACAGCGGGTGGAAATTTAAATACAGCTAGAACAAATGCAGGATCTACTGGACCAACAGGATCACAAACTGCAGCTCTTTGTTTTGGTGGAAATACGCCTGGTCAAACTTCTAACAATGAAGAATATAACGGAACAGCTTGGTCAGAACAAACCAATTATCCAAGTGCATTAAGTTATTTAGGTTACGCTGGAACACAAACAGCTTGTATAGGTTTTAATGGTTATCCAGGTGGACCAGGTGTTACTGCAAAATCATATGATGGAACTAACTGGTCATCAATTGCTTCTTTAAGTGTGGCAAGATTAAACTATCATCAAAATGGTGGAACGGCAAATGCCGCATTTGTTGCAGGAGGTGAAGGAACATCGGGTCTTGTAAATGCAACAGAAGAATTTACAGTAGCTGGTGCAACAAAAACATTTACAACGAGTTAAAAAATTATGACAACATACAAAGAAATATTTGGAAAACAAATTAAAAATTTAAGTAGTGACCCTCCTGCTGCAATATCAGAAGGTCAAATTTGGTACAACACAGGTAGTAATACTTTTAAAAGTACATTAGCAGTAGCTGCCTGGTCAGCTGGTGGAAATTTACCACAAGTTATTTCTTATAATTCTGGTGCAGGAACACAGACAGCAGCATTATCAATAGGGGGTCAAGCGGGAAGTACAAGTACAGTTGAAAATGTTTATGAATACGATGGATCAAGTTGGACTGATAGTAGTGCTCCAGTAAATTCTTTTTATGGAGGAGCTACTCCTCCTCAATCTGCTTTTTATATG